TCTCGAGTTTCATTACTCGAAATAAAAGCCCAACACCTCTGGCCATATTGTCAACACTGGCGGCAGACAGCGCCGCCAATTCATCGACCAGCAACACGTTAAGGTTTTCACTCCCCACCGTGATCGTTACGCTATCCGCCGGCAACGGCGAAATATCCAGCGTGAACTTCTGCAGTACTCGTGCGGCCGCCGCTTTATACGTCAACAACTTCCCCGCCACGGAATACACCGCCAGCAAAGTCCCACTGGCGAGGTAAAAACCAAACTCGCCAATCTCATACTCACCGTCGCCATCAAACAGTGCGGCCATCCTGAGTTGGCGGTCGCCCAGGTCTTCGTAATCCACAATGGCAACCCGCTGGCGCTCATCGCGCAAGGCCAGTTCGGTTCCGTCGGGGTTGTAGCGGCCGGTGCCTGCGCCGATATGGGTGATTTCGCCCTTCAATCCCTGGTTTTTTGCCTGCAGCACTTCATCCAAACCCTTGGAGGTGAAGCGCACCAAGCGCGTAATGTCATCTGTCATGGCTGCGCCCTGAGTTCGTAATCGTTAATGGTGTAGTGCTGGGCGACGCCTGCACTGCTTAGTCGAGCAATCAATGCCCATTCGGGTAGGGCACCTTGCAGGCTTAACTCGCTGTCACTGAACGGGGCATGAACAATTGCGGTCAAGGCAAGTTGACCTTGCGTCTCATGCACTACGGTGATCGTGGCCCGATCCCGCTCACTCTGAGCCGCATTGATACGGCGAATCAGCCGATTGTGATCACCACTGGACCAACTGCGCCCAATGATCGCCTGCACATCAAAGGTGTAAGGCACGCCCCATGGCCGCTGCTGATACCAGGCACTGATGTTGGGGGTGAAACCCAGCGACTCCACCGCATGGTTCAACGATTTCGGCGTGCCCGCCTGACGCTGGATCTGCCAGGACAAAGCTACGGTGAGGCGCTTTTCGGTTTCGCTGGCATCGGCGTCCCATTCGCTGACGCCCCGATCGGCGGCCAGGTAAGGAAGGAACTCGGCGGGGGTCTGCAGCGGGTTCATCAACGCAGGAAACGGCGGTATGACCCGGTCGAGCAATTTACCGAACCCCAGGTCCAAAGCCTTCTCCAGCGGTGAGCTGTTGGCGGGCAACAAACTCGCTTTGGGTTCACTCATAGCGTGCGCACCTCCACCTCGACGCCCGTGCAATACGGGGCCTGGAATGCCGTGCTGATGATCGGCGCCAGCGGCTCGAGGATCTGCAGCTGCGCGGCACCGGCGCTGTGGATCGCATAGTCGATCCAACTTGGGTCTACGCGGCCTTCCAGGCGATGGCAGGACTCTGCATAGCCTTGCAGCAATTTCTGCGCGGCGACTTGGGTGAGTCCGGAATCCGGACCGGCGTTGATCCTGGCCACCACGCGAATTTTGTAAGGCAGGATTTGCGCACCTTGGACGGTGACCAGGTCGGTCTCAGGCCGTACATCGGGCCGTGCGAAATGTCGACGTACGCCGTCAAGCAAATCGGCGGACGGCGTGCCATCTCCTTCCCTTGAAAGCACGGTGACCATCACTTCGCCAGGCGCCGTGCGCCGTCCGTTGCCATCCTTGACCCGGGCCGCATAGCCATCCGGATCGAAGGTGTAGCTGACGGTCACCACGCCCGGTGTGGCGCTTTGCACCTTGACCGACGGCCGCTCGCCGAGGGTGAAGACTTCGCGGCGATACTGCATCCGCGAACCAGCCGCCGGCGCATGGGGCGCCAGGTAATAGCGCAGGCGCGCGTCGTCGTCGCTTTCCAGGGTGGGTGGCACCGGTGGGAAAGCCGCCGGGTCGCCGGGGTCGAGCACTTGGCGCTCCAGGCCCATATCGGCCAGGCGTGCATCCAGGTTGCTGCCGGTGGCCCACCACGCCAGCATCTGCTTGATGCGGGCGTTGTATTTGCGTTCGTGGGTTTGCAGGCGTACGCAAAAAGCTTCCAGGGCCAGGGTCAGCAGCTCGCTCTCGTTGTCGAGGCTGACCTTGAGTCTGGCCGCGCTCTGCGGCGCACGGGCGGCGACGTAGTCGACGACAAACGCCTTGAATTCCGCCAGCAGCGGTTCGAACTCATCGACCGCGATAATCGCCGGCTCCGCCAGTTGGTTCTGGCCTGGGATCAGCATGCTCATGTCACGACCTCGAAGGATTGTTGGCGGTTTTTCCAGGTGCCGGCAAAACGCAGCAATAACCCGGCGCCCTGGCGGGTGGCGACGATGACCTGGGGCTGGAAGTCGGCAATGCCGTTCTCGCTGTTGTAGAACGCTTGCGCGGCGTGGCTTTGGGCGAGGATCAACAGGTCATCGCCAAGGTTCTGGCCGAGCAGTTGCGGGATCATCGAGCCGTACAACGGGCGCTTCTGGCGAGTGCCCAAGGGGGTGGTCAGCGCTCGGGTGGCACGCTGTACGAATTGCAGCCAGTCATCGACGGCTGCCCCGGTGTTCCTATCGATTCCGATCATGGCAAATCCTTATGCGCGGCTGATCACGCGGCCCTGGTGATCCACCAGCGGGCCGCTCAAATGCACGCCGGCGGCATCCAGCGAGAGGCCGGTGGCGCCGAGTTGCAGGGTGATGCCCTGGGCACTCAGGATCAGGCTGGCAGCGCCGACCTTGATGTCGACCTGTTCGCGAGATCCGCTGAACGTGGTTGGGCCGTTAATCCAGTTGAAGGTGTGGCTGGCATCGTCGTAGTCGCTTTGGGTGCCATCCTGATGGCGCCGCCGGGTCAGCGAGGCGACGCTGGACACGGGAGGAAACAGACTGCTGTTCAGTCCGAACAGTGCCACAGACTGCGTGCCCCCTTCCCCACCGCCGTAGTTGAGCAGCAGGCATTGTTCGCCCACCGATGGAATACGGGTTTCGGTCTGCGCACCGGCGCTGGGGTTGAAGAACCGAATCGCCGGGGTAAGCAACTCACCATGGCTGACCTTGCAGGTATTGCTGGCAGCGTCGACCTCCTGGCACACGCCAATGCGGCAGAAACTGTCCGCGCGTCGATACAGGTCTTCGAGCTGGGCTTCCATTTCCGCCAGGCGCTCGACAATCGGCCCCAGTTGCATGCGTAACAATGCGTCGAACATGGCCTACTCCTGCAGGGGCCGATATTGATCCGGATCGTCGATGTCCGAGACTTCCCAGGTGCGGGCAAACAGCGGTGTGCCGGTGGGATCTTCGAGCAACGACGGGCCGAGATAGAGGGTTTGGGTGAAGGACACGGTCCAGGTGTCGTAGTCCGTTTCGGCGCTGGCGAGCTCAGAGGGCGCCGCGACGACGGCCGTGGGTAAATCGCACTGGTCCGACGGCAGGCCCCAGCGGTTATCCAGGGCCAGGTCCATCAATTGGCTGGCCAGGTCGCACGCGTCAAAAGGCGCCGCCGCGCTGGCGACCGTAACCCTGAGTGATACCGACAAGGCATGCGCCTTGCGCCCTTCACGGGAACGCACGCCAGGGCCGTTGCGTTCCACGCTGATCAGCACGCCAGTGTGATCCCCGGCGCCGCCAACGTCCTGGTGGTTGCCTACCTGCAGTTGCGGGAAGGCATGCTTCAGCGCCCCCTCAATGGCTACAGGCAGTTGGGAGGGTTTTTCGATAAGTGTCATCAGTTGCGTCCTTGCAGCAGTTACTGCTGATCCGAGCGGGATGTGGGCGCTTCGTTGACCCCGATGCGCTTGGCCGCCCAGCGTTCATAAAGGCCGATGGCGACGTCTGCGCCGGCCATGGCCGTCAGGCAACCAATGGCGCCGGCGGTCCAGATCGACATGCCGGCGGCGTAGCACAGCATCAATGCCGAGACCCCGCAGACCATGCACGCCCCGGACCGCAGGGCCAGGCGCCGGAGCAGCGACCAACCGCGGGCGCCCTCCTTGTCGGCGCGCCACATTTCGCCGGATACGCCGCCAATCAGCGCCAATACGATCACCAGCCAGATAGGCATTTCCGCTAACGCTTGCTGCTCGTTTGTCATGTCACGCCTCCTGGCTGAGCAATGCCGGCAACACACCGGCTTTTGGGTAAATCCATGTGTAGGTAGGCATTCCAAAAAGCCCGGTTGCCCGGGCTTTTCAGTAATGCGGTCCAGCTTCGATCTTTCGGCGCTACTGGCGCGGTACGGATCTTTCCTCGATGTTTTTCCGACCACGATCCCTGTCTGCCGGATAACTGCTTCTGGTGCTTTACGCTGCACACCCGGGTCAGTTGCCAACCCTCTGAACCGTTAAGGCCGGTTCATCGCTGCCTGTTCTTGAAGCGGTTTGAAACTAAAGAGCGTCGGCATCCTTGCCGGTGTTGCCTGGCATCCGTGCCATCGCTTCGATGGCGTCCTTGCCGGTGTTGCGTAACGTCCTTGTCTTCCTTGGCAGCATCCTTGCCGCCTCCACCAGGCCTTCTTGGCTGGCTTGAGATGAAGAATATGCATGTATGCATATACAGTCAATGCATCAATGCATTTATTTTTGCAGTGAATATGCATGAATGCATTCGCAGCCTTATGGGCAAAGGGTTTGGTGGTTTTGCACGGACGAAAAAAAGCCCGCTCATTGGCGGGCTTTGTCTTACGAAGAGGGGTTAGCGGGCGTACATGCCCCACCAGAAGACGTGACCGAGGATGCTGATCTGCTCTTCCTGGATCTCCTGGAAGCTGTAGTCCTCATCCGGGTGTTCATCGCGGTTG